TTGACTTTATAGTATGACTCAAGATCTTCATGAGCCATACTCACCCGAAAAAAGCAGTCAATCCCTCCAGGACAATATCACTTTCAACACCAGTCTTTGGATTTTTAACAGTAACTGTATGAGAAAGTTTAGGCATAGTTTCAAAGAAGGTTTCAATTTCTTTGAATTGTTTGGAACTCAACTGCTCCAAAAATTCTTTCAATTCCTTTTTAGTGCAGTCCGCAGCAGCCCATGATTCCTCTTCGGAATACACTTGTTCAACGCAAGAGGAAATCAAATCAAAAGTATTATCAACACTAATCTCTTCAGAACTAAAGTTATTTTTAATAAATTCGTTAAGAGATGGATACTTCATACGAAGAATCAACTCATCATCAAGTTTAATGTCTCTGGTATGATTTTCACCCTTCTGGACTTTAATATCATCTAGGTTGATAGTAGTAGGAATTTGCGTAACTCCATCATCAGGACAAGTTACCATCACTTCTACCTCTTCACCAACAGACTTGCCTCTGATGTTGAGGAAAAGATATTCAATATCAAAGGTCGAGAGTTGTTCTACCTTGATACCACGACTCATAATGCAATTTGAAATAACTTCCTTAATTGCATTTGTAATTTGCTTCTCATCCTCACTTTCCATTGCGATGATGAGAATTTTTTCTTCTTTGACTAGGAAAGGTCTATACTTAATTTTTTTCCCAGTCGAAGGTAATTCCAACTCATATGTTGGCGTAGAGATTTTTGGTAAAGGCATAACGACCCAAAGATTTCAGATATGATTATTTATTATGCTCTTTCAGATTCATCTCCAGGATTAATTTCAAATGATCCTGGAAATACACCTCTGAGATTAAAATTCGATGGTAAAGAATCATAATTATAAAGACCTTCGAATGGTCCTACTCCTGTTGTTCCATCTACTGGTAAATTGTCACTATTTTTTCTAGTCCCAGAAGAGAAATTTTTATTTTCAGTCTCTTTATTATTATCGACACCTCTACGAATAGAATAACTATCAAACTTACCAGCAATGTATCTGTCGAAACTAAATGTTGCAGTTGCTTTTAACACATCAGAGTTTTCATACTTGACAGGTGTCGAAGATAAATCAATAGGAAACATTCCATAGAAAGTATATTCTATTTCCTCATTATAGTCTCTATCAAACTTGATAATCCTTGTTTGATTTGACTTATAAGAATCTGGATACTCCATTCTATAATAGTATCCAGCATCACCCTGTCTCTGTCCGGAAGCATTACCAATAAATTCCATCCAGTGGTCTAAGAATTTTAGTGTCTTGTATTCGTTATCAACATAAAATTCCAACTGAATCTGTGTGAATAGTCTAGTGTGTGCCATCTTCTCAGACACACCCATAAAGTTTCCAACAATATCAGCAGTAGCCAATCTGCTTCCAGGTAATACTGCAGAATAGCAAAGAAGACCTGAAGTTTCCGTAATGAATCGATATCCAACTCCACGCACATTTAGGTGCTGTCTCAATGCAGTTGGCAGTCCAGCAAATATCACCTGGTAGTGAGATGTCTGCGCTAGATTTGTTAATGTTGGTTTGAAATCAGATATTCTACGGGGTCTTACCACTCTAAATACCTTATACGAGTCTTACATTATTAAGTATTTAGATGGCATATAAAGGAAAATATCAACCATCATACCCCAAAAAATACATCGGTAATTCTCAGAATATCATCTATCGCTCTCTATGGGAGCGTAAGTTTATGAGATATTGTGACATGACACCAAGTATCTTGGAATGGGGTAGTGAGGAAATGTTTGTGTGGTATAAGTCTCCAGTAGATAATAAAGCACATCGATATTTCCCAGATTTTTATATCAAAGTCCAGGAAGCAAATGGAAAGGTAAAAAAGTATATTATTGAAATCAAACCTCAAAGACAAACTTTACCACCAGAGAAACCAAAGAGTCAAACCAAAGGTTATCTGCGTGAGGTTTATGAATATGCTAGAAATCAAGCAAAGTGGGAAGCAGCAAGAGAATGGTGTTTGGATAGAGGATTTGAATTTAAGGTCTTTACAGAAAAAGAATTAGGTATCAAATAATGCCTAGAAAAAAGGTCACCCAACAAAAAACTAAAAGACCAACAGATACTGATACTAATCGTAATCGTATTCGTGGAATAGTGAATGACCTGATTGGTATTGAAGACCCTGATGATATTATGGTTGAATTGATGGAAACCCTGAAACAATCTGAGATTTCAAAACAATCCGTTCAACCTGGTAAGTTATACATTTTTGTGTATAATGCCAAGACACCTATGATAAACTATGACCAAAATCCTTTTGTTGCTGTAACTGATATCTTTCCTTGGGGATTTCGTGGGGAAAACTTTCACTGGCGTCAAATGAGACAATACACTTGGAGTGAAGTTGCTGGTGGTCTTTATGAAGTTTATCCAGCAGAAGTGAAAGATCTAAATGCTTTGAATTTTGCTAACATTCGTCTAAATAGATAAAAAAGGGTAAATGGCAATACCACCATCAGGTAAAACTGAAATGATTGCTGCAAATCGTGCAAGAGCTGCAGCAAATAGGAATACTAATGGCGAAAAAAATCCTCCCACTACGAAAAGGAATGGTGTTGATAAGAATGATGCCCTCCTTAGATATCCTTATGCAATGTTGAATGACAATACTGACTACTTGAGAATTCGAATTGCTGAGTATAAACCACCAAAATTAAATTTAAATGACGTGGTAACAACAGGAACAACAAAAAATATTAAAGATGGTAAAGAAACAACAGAAACAAGAGAAACGATAAACGAAAATTTTAGTTTGCAGACTGGAACTAGTTCTAATCAAAGTTCTTTAAAAGACCCAAAACATACAATATATCTACCAATTCCACAACAGTTATCTGATAACACTTCTGTTTCTTGGGGTGATTCTACATTAAGTGCAATTGAAGCATTTGGTGTCGCTGCAACTTCCAATGTACTTGAAAATGGTCTTGAAGGTGCTCTTGAAACATTTACTCAAATAGGAGAAATTGGAAAACTGATTGGTACTAATGAAGAAATGAGACGAGCATTAGTAGCATCAATTTCTGGAAAGGCAGTTGGTAATATTGGTGGAAATGTTAGTGGTTCTCAACTTATTTCGAGAGCAACTGGTCAAATCTTTAATCCAAATCTTGAACTGTTATTTGAAGGTGTAAATATAAGGACTTTCCCATTCTCATTCGAATTTTTCCCAAGAAATCTCAAAGAGGCAGACCAAGTAAAGAGAATCATTAGAACTTTGAAAAAATCAATGAGTGCAAGAAAAACGGGTAAATCTGGTATCTTTATTTCTGCACCTGATGTTTTCGAACTGACTTATATGAAAGGAAACAAAAAACATCCTTTCCTGAATACATTTTTACCAATGGCACTCACAAGTGTCAATGTTGTCTATACTGGGTCTAATACCTATTCAACATTTCATGATGGTACACCAACACACATGAGAATGGACTTGACATTCAAAGAACTCAATCCAGTCTACTTCGAAGATTATCAAGATCTTGAAAATAAAGGCGATCTCTCAGTAGGATACTAAAATGAGTTATTTCAGAGAACTACCAGACTTATACTATCAGTCACCACTTTCTACCCGCACCTCTTCCACAGAGTATGTGCGTATTAAAAACTTATTCAGACGAGTAAAACTTCGTGATGACTTACAGAACGTTTTTACTCTCTTTAATAAGTATGAGATTGGACAAGGAGAAAGACCCGATACAATCGCTGAGGATTTGTACGGGTCTAATGATCTAGATTGGGTTGTTATGATGTCTGCTGGTATTATTAACCTGCATGACCAATGGCCACTCTCTGACTATGACCTTTATCGTTATGCTGATAATAAGTATGGAAATGATTTGAACGCAATTCGTTTTTATGAGACAACTGAAGTAAAAGATTCATCTGGAAGACTTGTTCTTCCTAAAGGTAAAATTGTTGACTCAAACTTTACAATTCCAAACCCAGATAATACTACATTAAACTTAAATCCAGTAACTGGAATTACGAACTATGAATATGAAACAAGAGTAAATAACGATAAGAGACTTATTTACATTCTAAAACCAGAGTATCTTCAACTATATCTCAATGATATGAGAAGAATTATGCATTATGAAAAGTCTTCTCAATACATTAACAAGAGACTTGCTGCAACAGAGAATACTAGAAATACATCACCACAATAGGTCGAGATTCTTATCAAAGACCATCACATACCTGTGTTTGCGGGAGCGATCTTTCCATTCTCCATCGCACCCTTTAACAGAACCTCGGGAATGCTTGGTGCCATCTGCAAAGTAGAAATCTTTCTTTGGTTCTGATAGACCGCAATACCTAAAATTGCAAGCCCGATAAATTGTGCCGTTATGATAGTCGCTATCAGCGTATGAGATGATCGCTTTGACTTCTGTGTCTTTTCTAAGTCTCTTAATCGCCTTTGAAACGAACCAAGAAGTGATATTATACTCTCTCTGCTGAGTATCGGGGTGGATACAGAGTCTTGAGAGTTCGAAGAGACCGTGTTGTTCATTTCTTTCTAATCCAAAAGCACCTTTTGCAATTTCTGGAACAGGGAGACCAGTGAAGATACAAACTCCCTGAATACCTCCAATATTTAGAGGTGAAAAGTCATTTTTCTTGTATAGACCGTAATTATAACCAGATTTAAAACTTTTCGAAATGTCCTTAAGATAGTGAAACCGCAGAAGTAAATCTGCGGCTTCGGATTTGGTTACACGATCTATTGTGTAATCAGACTTCACTCTTCGGCAAGACGTGCGAAGTAGGACAGAGCATCATCTTCTTCATCAGAAGAAGAACTAGAAGAAAGACCACTCAGTTCATCCTTCATGGATTGAGGAACCTCGGGTGCTTCACCACGACGCTCACGCTCCCAGGACTCTTCCATCTCAACAGTTTCAGGGTCCTGCATCTTGGGAACACCACGAACACCCAGAACATAATCAAGACGCTTCTTCAGAGCATCGTAGTCCTTGAACTGGTCAGAAGCAACGAGTTCAGCGAGGGAATATTCCTTCTTCCAGACTGCTTCCATTGCATCATCATCGTCCAGGAGAGCATCAGGACGTGCGAACTCAGAAGAGTCGTAGTTGCGATAACCAGCAACGTTCTTTGCTTTCAGTTTGAAGTTAGCACCTTGCCAGAAATCGAACGGATCAATTGCTTCCTCGTCCTCAAACTCAGGTTGCATGGCAGCGGTGAGTTTGTCAAAGATCTTCTTACCGAACTTGAACAGGAACACACGTCCTTCGTTGGCAGGATTAGCAGGATCCTTGACCACATAGATGTTAGCAATGTAGGTCAGTTTACGCTTCTGTTTGCGTGCTGCTTCCTTACCAGCATCGGTGCCGTTGTTCCACAGCATCGTGTTGTACTCAGACACAGGATCCTTCTGACCCAGAGTGGTCAGGGAGTTCTCAATATACCAACCACCAGGACCTTGGAAGGCGTGACTGTAGAGTTTCACGAAAGGAAGGTCCTCTCCTTCGGGAGCAGGGAGGAAACGGATAACGGCATAACCATTGCCGCTCTTATCACATTCCAGTTTCCACAGTCGCTCATCACCAGAGCCACCGTTGTTATTCATTTTTTCGACTTCCTTGACCAGTTTTGCGGTCAGGGAGCCCAGTTTGGATTGCTTTTTAAGGTCTGCGAAAGACATTTGGATTACCTCGGTTTAATTGGAT